GTAACCGCCCGCTGACTGCGTGCCCCAGTAGGGCGCTGTGTCAGTGGTGGTGAACTGGTAACGGTTGTTATCTTGGATTACCATAACCTGCGTATTCGCGTTGTTTACGGCCCCTAACACTTGTAGGCCAGAGTATACCGTGTCACCACTTAACTGAGTGATAGAGCCAGCATATAAATGCTCTGCCGCATCATCATCAATATTATAAACTCCTAAAAGCGTTATGATGTTATCCGTTGAACGGTCTGAAGGTGTAAGTGAAGTAATATCCACAAGGTCATCGCCACTAGCCTGAGCGTCATCCGCTAAGTCTTGCAGGAACCTGTGCAACTCCAATACTGTGTAATTAGCGGTTGTCCCAGTGAAGCGAATGTCGCCGTTCACCGCAACCGAGAAGTCGTCTGCTATAGCCATGAGTCATGTCCTCGTAGTTTAAAAAGTTAAGCTGGTCCTTGGTACGTCAAGGACGCCATGCTGACGGTATCGGTTGCCGCGATAACGATACTTGAGAGGATAATATCTGTGCCAGAAGTTCCGACACTACCCTCAATGATTATTCCATTGTCCCGGTCAGTCAAACGAAACTTAGTGGTTGTACCACCAGTAGCGTTAGTTTCATCGGCTATAGCCGCTGCCGTAGCAATGCCTGCAGACGAAGACCCGAACGATGTCACTGACATGTTCAAAGTTGCCACTTCCACATCGCCTGAAGTGTTAAGCACTAAGCGAGGCGTAGAGTTAGTTGAGCCTAGGTCTAATTGGTCTACTACACCATCGACGATAGAGTTACGAACTGCTACTGGGTGAGTTACTGCCATGGTATTCTCCTAATTAAATGGGTTTTCTAAGGCCAACAGCCACAAGGGAGTTCGCGTCTTTTTTCTGTTCAAGGGTTAGAGTATCCCAATGTTCTTGGGGTACGTCAATAGGCCTATCAATTCTTGGCATGCCATTTGCTTTAATTACGAACGCATACCCTCTAATTTTCGCCTTTGTCACTGTTGCCATTTTCTTCTCCTTCTTTAGGTTTGCCGCCTAGAGTGTTGTCAGTGAAGTCTTCTTCAGAACGCTCTGGTGGAGCGGTTAGACCAAGCATTTCGTAGACTTCTATAACTGCAGGGTCGTCACTAAGAAGTAGTGCGCCAGCGCTAGCCAAGTCTTTCAGTGCTTGAGTAATTTGGGTGATGTCTCTGTGCTGAATAGCTTCAGTGTTAAACTTCGGCATCATCTCTTCAGGCCAGCCGTTCAGCTCAAACAGTCGAGCAATCAGGTCGTTCTGGAAGGTATCAACCAGCTCAGTCAAGGTGCTGTCCACGATTAGCGCGAAGTTCAACGACTTATCTTTGCTCAGGGCATGAGAACCTGAAGTGGATTCACCCAGTAGCAAGCCTTCTACGCCCAACGTACGGGCTATCTCGCGGTTAACACGCTCAATGGCTATAGCTACGTCACTGAATGACGTTGCACTGCCTTTCAGTAGGTCTATGCTCCACTGAGGGATATTGCTGAATGACCCGGCATCGCCTTCGTCCTGATAGGTGATACTATCGAGCAGAATGCCCAGCGCGGGGTTCTTGATGTGGTTGGTCACGAACGACTTTATTGGTTCGATTGCTTGGTTCATTTCATCTTTAGTGAGCAGCCCAGTGTCGACGCCATCTTGCAGTGCAGCAAACGGCGCACGGCCTACAGGAATGCCTCGTAAATCAGACTCAAAACCGTAGCCTTCTAACTGCTCGTAGCGAGTCAAGCGGTCACATGAGGCCACGATATGCCTGAACAGCCCAAGCCCTTCAGGCGAGTCATTCAGGGAGTCATCCACGATATAAATAGTTTTCTTTCTTGGTAGGTATATGTCAGTGAAGTCAACACTTGACGTCTGGATGATACCAATCACATGTCCTGCCTCGTCAGTGTCCCAGCGCTCTATGGTAACTTGGGGTCTAGGCGCAATATCAGCAAACAGTAGGCTGCCTTCTTTGCTTTCTGCAGTCCATTCCTGAACGCTGAAGCCGTAGAAGCGGTACATAGCTGCACGCCGAACGACGCGGGGCCAAGAGGTCGCCATGCCTTTCATTTGCTTTCTGATTATCTCAGCAAACTTTTCGGCCTCGTCACTTTCATCAGCGGCCTTTACTTTCCACTCAGCCTTAGAAACTAGATTGAGGAAGTACCGAACGCCAGCAGCAACAATGCTCACATTGGCCAATAGGTCACTGTAAGTTTTATACTTGCGGGTGCCTGACAGTTTGGCGTTACGCTCGTCATTAAAGATATACCCACCGATAACCGGGTTTCCGGGCACACCTTTAGTCTGTATTGGATTGAGCGCCTTACTCTGTCCTGCGAAGATGTCAAGCGCTTTTATTATCTGAGTCATTAAGTACCCCAATGGTAAGGCGGATAGTCGACAGCCTATACCTTATATGAATTAACCACCCGACACAAGTTGAACCACAACGGGTGCTGCGCCTACCAAACGTTTCCGCTTGCTGATTAAGCAGCCGTATGCGCGTGAGGCGGCATCTATTTGGTCTTTAAACTGACCGTTCGGGAACAGTGAAGCTTCGTTTATGAAGGCAGAATTCCAGTGGCCACGAACTAAGTATACGTTATGAATTTCAGCCTGTGCGGCTAGTGGGTCAGCACGGTTTTCTTTGGAACCAGATTCAGGGCTGAACGTGAAGCTGTAGCCATGAAGTAGTTTACCGATAGCAACTTTCTGGACCTTACCAGCTTGTCCCGGGTCTTGTGGGAAATCTTGCATCACAGACCAGCCGTCACGGGCAGCAAGTGATTGGATTCTTTTCTCAACGGCACTTGGGCCTAATTGGCCACGGTCCACATCTTCGATATAGATTTTGCCATCGTGCATGCTCATTCTACAGCTGGCGGTGAAGGCCGCTGACTTTTTCTCTTTCCTCTCAGTGGCCGCTAAATCCCATCCTCTAACACGGCGGACCGCATTTTCTGGCACACGGTCGACATACTGCCAATCGTCTTTCTGGAACATACCACCACCACGCGGTGCTGGGCGTTGTTGGAGCTGGCCAGCTTCTGCGTATGAGCCGCCCCAAGCACGGAGGGCTTTCTTCAATTCATCTACAGATAGCGCGGTAAAACGTTCAGGCCACAATAGCTCGCCGTCAACCGTACGGGCATCTGAAGCGAACTTCAGTTTAGTTGGGAGAGGAACACCCTCTTCGTCTACGTCACCTTCTACCCAAGGACGCCATGCTTTTTCGTTTTTATTCCAAACAACCTTAACGAGCTGGGGGTCCTTAATGTAGCTAGGTTTCACGACAGAATAGCTACGGCGTTCTATCTCGAACTCCATAGGCAGCATTAGATGTTCATAACCCAGTTCCTCAGCCAGTATTAGGCCTGAGACGTCACGTTCGTGTACCCGTTGCATGATGACTATGATGGCGCTCTCACTGGGCTTATTTAGCCGTGTAGGGAGCGTTTCAGAGAACCAGCGCAGAACGTCTTCACGGAAGGCATCGGAGTCAGCTTTTTTGATTGAGTGAGGGTCATCCAGTATTATTCTGTCACCACGCCAACCTGTTAGGCCTGAGCCAACAGAGGAAGCTTTGCGCCAGCCTGTTTTGGTGTTCTCATATTTTTCTTTGCCACTATCGTCAGCTTTTATCTGCACCCTGTCACCCCAATGGCCTTGATACCACTGGTCTTGCAATAGGTCACGACACCGAACGTTATCCCTTGTGGCTAAGTCTTTCTCATGGGCCGCCAGAATGTACCGATAGCTTGGGTGGTTTCTAGGACCCCACTCCCACGCAGGGAAGAACACTGAGCAGGTCATGGATTTAGTACAGCCGGGGGGAACGTTAATCAGAAGCCTTCGTATTTCGCCGTCAGCAACTGCTTGGAGGTGGTCGCAGGTAGCCTCAACAGCCCAACCGGGCACAAAGGGCGAGCCGGGTTCTAGTTGGTGCCAGCCGTTTTTAATGAAGTCTATCAGCTTTCGCTCAGACTCCACCTTGTCAATCTCTAGTAGCGCCTCGTTAGGATTAGCCAGCGCCTTTCTTAGCGCGCTATCTTCCATCTGGCAACACCTTACCTTCTATGGCTTCAGCGTCGGCCGTGGTGTCTTCTAGGCGCTTCTGCTGGTTTATCAATAATTGCTTCATCATAGCCAAATCCTCGGGGGGCATGTTCGCCATGTCAAACTGGTTGTTTATGATTTTGGTTTCGTGGACGGTGACAGCGCCATCGTTGGCCTTCTGCATCTCTGCAACGTGGATTTTGCCTAGTGTGTCAAGCATTTTATCGCTGTAGGTCACGACCTCAAATATCTGGTCACGATTCTTGCCTCCCAGCACTTGCTGCTTGAAGCCTTCTACGCCACGGCGGTACATCTCACCGACCAAAATGTCACGGAAGTACTCAGTGGCTTCTTCGCAGGCAGCGCTGAACGCAGCGTCCTGTTTCTTATGGACATTGACGGTGGTATTCGTAACACCCGCATGGGCTGACGACAGGGACTTTCTCCCGGTGGTGGCTAACTTGACTAAGTAAATTCTCTTTTCTCGGTCGCCAAATGAGACACGGTTCGCGTTGGCTGGCGCAGACCACAACGTGCTGAACCCACGGCCCAGCATAGCGTCTGCAATAGCGTTCAGCACCGCTGCTTCGCTGAGGTCTTTTTTGTCAGGCTCTATACCCTTGAGTAAACTTTTAGGCACTGGGGAACCCCCTTAACATTTCATATTCTTCACAGGAACTAGGGACAGTTCGCTTCAGCTGCTTCCAAGTGACGATACGGTCGAGAGGACCTTCCGTCAAATTAGGCTCTACCGCTCTATCACGCGCTATAAGCAGGTTATGCAGTGTAACGTTGTAAGGTATCATCTTAGCCATTAGTTGTCCCCGTTCTGTTTACATGAGTGTTACCATAACACATTACTTGCTACGAAGGTCGCTTAGAGCATTTTCAAGCGATACTCGGTCATTTTCCTGTGACTCCAAGTCAGCTTCCCACCGCTCGTCGTCGCGGTACTTAGCCACTTCTTTTTTGATTAGGTTACGAAGGACTGTAGGGCTAAGAGCATCCAGCTCCCAGCTGCTCTTTCCAAACTTTTCCAGATACCCAGTAGCCCGTGAATCAGTAAGCTTAGTGGGGTTAGGTGGCGGTGCGTACTTCTTGATTTGAGGCATGTTCAGGGCGATACGTTTCACGGTGATGTCTGCGTTGCCTGAGAGCAGGTCCAGACGGTCATCGTTGTCACGGGTCATGTCGATACCGCTAGGGTCATGGTCACCTAAATGCAGTATGATACAGGGCTTATTGAGGTGCGCCAAACGTTGCGCTGATGAATACATTTCAGACTGGCTAACATAGCCACGGCAAGCGAAGTAAGGGACTTCAACCTGCGTACAAATTTGAGAGATAACGCCAGTCAGTGCTTCTTTTTCAATCCAAACTTCTACATGGTACGGCTGATTGAGCCACTTATCGGTACGGTAGCTGTACACCGCTGATTCAACAATACTGGCTGGGTTTTCCCAAGTAGACACAGACACAACGTTGCGTGTTCTGTCTTCAATAGCTCGCCAGTCCACTAAGCCAGCTAGGCGGGCGTCATTGATGATGTTAACGATACGTTTGTAATTAGCTGAGGTGTTGTCTAGTAGGCCACGACCCACAAATTGATAATACAACTGACGAATGGTAAGCACCAAGTCTTGCTTGCTGTACTCTTCAATGATGACATTAGCCTGCTCGATAATCTCAGCTGACTTCTTGTTAAAACGTTTCTCAATAAATGCTTGTTTCATATTGGCTTGCCTTCCATATGGGTTAATTAAGGGTAGAGTCTAGCACAAGGTTTTTAGGTGGTCAAGACCTAATTACTTAGTGTGCCCATGCAGGTATTTCTCAAGCTTGACGATGTTACTCAGCTTGACGCTGAACATACCACCGTCCTGCGGGTGCCTAATATACTCACCTACGTGTGGGTAATACCACTGGCATCGAACCCATGAGCCGTCGTCAAAATTGACCCACAGACCCCCACGGCAGAACCGATAGAACCTGTAATGGTTCTTCATGTAAAGCAGCCAAGTTACGGCTAGTGCAAAATCAAACATCGTGCTTCTCCCAAATTAAATCGTGGCCGAATCGAACGTCGATAGCGACCGGGGTGTACATTGGCAGGCGGGTGCAGTAATGGTCATAGTGTACCCTGCCTGAACGGTAGCGACCCGTCATACCATTAGCTGTGAACACCAGCGTGGTCGGTGAGGCCAGTCTTAACGTCTCGCCATGCCACGGGCCGCCGTTGCAGAAAAAGTTAAACACTGACGGCCTCCGGGTAGAGCTGCATAGCCATCTGAGGGCCGACCATGTCCATGATTTCAGGCTTGAACACGCAGCTGTGTCCATCCAAGAGGTCGGACCAGTCTAAGTTCTCAACGCGAGGGTCATCGCCTGTATATCCTCGCGCACCCATGGCACCCCAAATGTCAGGGACAGCCCAACCGATGAATGGGATAGCATCGAAGAATCTTGCGGCCTTAACGGCGCTGTCGTGCTTAGTGTGAATGACGGTAATGGTGTAGTCACCCGGTGGGAACACGGCGTTGATGTTCAGC